AAAGAATAATCACATTTTTTGAAATTTGGTCTAGTATTTTCTCCAGTATAATATATTTTTTTACAATCCTTATATCTTGTATTTTCATTTCCAAAATTGCTGAAGATTATAACATCAGCATCTTCTGGATGAACGACTCGCACATCCTCAAATAATTCACGAATAATATAAATGAAAAAATTATTATTTGGATTAAATGGTTTTGGGTATTTCCAAAAATCAGAAAATGTAATATTCATTTCAATTTTGTATTGTTGTCTGGAATGTTGAATTTTGAATTGCCAAAGCAGGTTCAAACCAATAATTGTTTAAATTAAATTTTTTTATTAGTAAATTGTAAAAGTAGTCAGCCCCAGTATTACAATACTTAAGTTCCGACAAAACTTTATTAGCCCCAGCATTACTAATTGCATATGCGTGAGTACATCTAGATCCATCCATTTTATAAATTCTTTTACCTTCAGACTTTGGGGCGTGTAATCCACAACATGTCCCAACCCATGCCAAGTCCCAATCTTCAGGAAGTTCATCAAAAGATTTGAAAAATTCTTCTACGAAGTTATCACATAAAATTACATCATCCTCAAAAACTAAAGCATATTCATACTTCTCCGCAACTTCACGAATAATTTTTACATGCTTCAAAGAAAGAGATATTTCGGAAGGTTTTAGTTTTCTACTGTAACCCTCAACCATCTCAAATATTTTTGGAAATTCATTTTTAATTTCTTCTTCAGACCATGTTTCTTTGTCATAATCACAAACAAATTCATAATTAAAAATGTTTTCTTCAGAAAGAACTTCAATAAGTTCTTTCTTCCTATCAGTTAGTTTGTCCCAATGACAAACAAAAATTTTATCAATCATCATTTTTAACAAAGAAAAGTCCTCTAAGATTAAAGTGATTATCTTTATACTGAGAGTTATATTCAAGTGCGTCCTCATATGCGACTTCTCTCAATTCTTGAGTGATTTCTTCATCATACTCAAAACCATACCTTTTCAGGTGCTCAATCCAATATTCTTTTGATTGGCAATTTACATGATGATGACCAGGTTGTCCAGGTTCTGCATATGTGATTGCGAGGTATTTTGCATACGAAAAAACTTCCAAAAAGTTATCCCTATACTTTTCCTCAACATGTTCAACAAACTCACAGGACCAACAAAGATCGTATCGATCTTCAGTCTCCAAAGTTCCTATAGAAAAATCGTGATAGAAAATCTGCTCTGTTAGAGGAGAGTTATCAACAACATACTTTGATCCGTCAACACCGACAACTTCTTCACAATGCTTGTTGAATTCTTTTATTGCATGGCCCATACCACAACCAACATCTAGCACTGTTTTAATATCAAATTTCTCACAAATATACTTCCACAAATTTGGAGTATATGTTGCTGGATCTTTCTCAATAATAAATCCACCAACATGCCCCTCATTGACCATAGTAAGGTCTTCAGAAATTTTCATCAAATCCATCAGTTAAACCACTCCTTTCTCCATTTTTGACCGCCAGCAAAGTGACGAATAATTGTATCTTCTCTATTTACCTTATTAATCAGGAACTCACAATTCGATTCTCCTTCCATTTCAGTTACATTCCAAGCAGTAGGAAGAATCTCCACATGCTCATAAAGTTCTTCTAGAGAATACACAGTCCAATCTGTTTTATCAGAATGCCATCCATAATCAGGAAGATCCCAGAAAGGTTCGTCCGAGTGTCTCTTAATACCTGCAAGAGAATACCAGGATGCTTGCTCTCTGAACTCGTGCCAGAAACTATTCACATATCCAAAGCGTTCGTGTCTGGATACTACATCGTTAAGTGCTTGATATCTATCTTCTGAAAGAATGTTGGCAACTAATTGACGAGACCACTCATTGACTTTGATTGAGTAGTTGCCCATACAGTGAGTATTCCCAGAGTCAATAGCATATGAAAATGACTTGCTTGTCTCATATGGAATCTCAGTATTTGCAATGCACATATCTGCATCCAAATGAGTAACAATATCACCGTCAGTCACATAACCTTCCTCAAGCATTTGCTCAAGGATAGTAAACTTCAACCAGGTATAATTGCCACGATACTTATACAGGTCATCCTTTAACTCAAGATACTCAAAACCGTGCTTATCAGCATACTCTTGATTTCTTGGAGACATATAAGTGTCAAAGAATTGTTGCCTTTGATCTCCATAAGAACCAAAGACTAGAAGAACCTTTTTCATTGCACCCTTTTGATAATGTTTTCAAAGACTCCTTGAAGAGAGAAGTAATCTTGATAAAGTTCTTGACCCTTCTTCAACATCTCATTGTATGTATCGTCTGAAATACTCTTGAGAATATCGTAAGTTTGACCAATATGATCATCATCAATTATAACACAAAACTCTTCCCAATCCAATTCATCAGACCAAGGAAGTGCGTGGTCATCTGAAATATAAACGGGAACTGTTCCGAGTTGAAAGGATTCATAAAGTCTAAAACTTGTTGTCCCATATCCTCTTGGGCAAAGGGAAAACTTAGATGCAGACATAACATTAAGAAAATTATTCAATTTCTCTTCTCCTACATTAATATCCCAGTTTCCTACCTTAACTAAGCAATCATCTTTACCACGAAACGCCTTAACCATATCAGTTCTAATCCAATAGGTATTAGAACCAATAAAGGAAGCAAAATATTTGTGTTCTTGTTTAGAGACTTCTGGAATAGAAGAGCAGACAAGCGGAATAGGAATTACATTACCTTTCTTACGATTGCCACCAGCAGAGAAGATCATTGTGTCTTCTGGAAAGTTCTCAAAAGGTCCATCATCCTGCTGACAAACCGTAAAGTATTTCCCATCCGCACTCAAAGTTTCGTAAAGGAGATTCTGAAGATCTGGGTATGGTTGACCAGCCCAAATCTTATTGCAAAAAATATTAGACCAGAAGATATCAATATACTCACGCTCAGGTTTATTCTCTAACTGTTGATAGTGACTGTAAAAGTATTCCTCAATATACTCTCCCTGATGATATGGGGGATATGTAGGAGTCAAAGACTTTGGTCTCAGATATTCTAGATTCAAATAAACCACAACCCCTCCTCTTTAAACTTATTAATTTTAGTTTCCACACCGACCATCCAATTGTTATGAACAATCATAGCATTATCTTTTTTACCTTGTTGATAGTAAACATTGCCGTTGGGGAAAAGATCTTCTGATAATAACGCAACATGGTCATTATATTTGGTTAGAGCAATACGATTCATAACGAGTTGATCATCATCAGTCTCATCTGCTCCACACTCAGCAACCAATTGACGGCATTCTGGAGTTTCATTAAACACCATAAACCCAGTACAGATTGTAGAACCAGGAGCATCAGTCTGAAACAACACTTCTTCATGCCCCGTAAGAATCTCTACTGGATTCTCTTTGAATACAATGTCAGTATCAACCCACATCAGATTCGGATGTTCTTTCTGAACCTGATCAATAATCTTCCATTTATGTCTGACAATATTTCTAAATCCACTGTTCTCATTGAAAGTCCAGTCTTGATATTCTTTCAGTTGTTGATCCATATACAGGAAAGCACCTTTATATCCATTATCGGAAAGAAAGTTATAGACTTCTTCGTCCATACAAGCAATCATAAAGTCTTCCATATTGATACCCACATTCTCAGCGGACTTCAACATGTTCAAACAGATATCAAGACATCCAGAGTTTAAGAATGTTAGAAACTTCATTGATCCTTATACCAATCATAAGTTGACTCAATACCATCTTCTAATGATATTTTTGGTTCCCACCCAAGTGATTTAATTTTACTTATATCTAAAACTTTTCTTGGAGTTCCATTTGGTTTTGAAGAATCCCATTCAGTTTCACCAGGATACCCAACAACTTTAGAAATTATATTCGAAAGTTCTTTGATCGTTACATCCTCACCAGTTCCAACATTTATTGGATCAGAACTATCATAATCTTTCATACAAACAAAACAAGCATCAGCAAGATCATCTACATGAAGAAACTCTCTACGAGGAGACCCATCCCCCCAAAGTTTTACATTTGGCCACCAAGGACCACCCATATCAATAGTATAACCCTCAGTCTTTGCCCAATGATATTTGGCAATCATCGCAGGAAGAACATGTGATGTCTCAAGATCAAAATTATCATTAGGACCATAAAGATTGGTAGGCATCAAGGAGATGGTATTGAATCCATATTGCTTTCTGTATGCTTGGCACATTTTAATACCAGCAATCTTAGCAATAGCATAGGCATCATTAGTTGGTTCTAACGGACCTGTCATCAAGTATTCTTCTTTGATTGGTTGCTCGCACATCTTTGGGTAGATACAAGAAGAACCAAGAAATAGAAGTTTTCTAACTCCAAACTTTCTTGCTGCTTCGATTATATTTGATTGAATCATTAAATTATCATAAATGAACTGTGCTGGATAATCTTTATTAGCACCAATTCCACCTACCTTAGCAGCAGCAAGATAAACATATTCAGGTTCATTAATCCTGAAAAAAGTTTCGACATCTTCTTGTCTCCTAAGATCCCAACGAGAAGATGGTGAAGAAAGGATATTAGTATACCCCTTTCTATGAAGCATACGAATAATTGCTGACCCAACTAGTCCCGTATTGCCAGCAACATATATTTTAGATTCAACATTCATTTTGGCACATGTCCTTAACTAATTCATCAAAAGAAAATTTAGGTTCCCAACCCAATTCAATTTTTGCCTTTGTGGCATCACCTAATAAAGTATCAACTTCAGAGGGTCGGAAATATTTAGGATCAACTACAATACGAAGTTGACCAGTATTTTTATCAATACCAATCTCATTTAGATCTTCATTTCTCCATTCAATATTCATTCCAAAGTAAGGTGCTGCTCTATCAACGAATTCACGAACAGAATACTGCTCTCCAGTAGAAATTACATAATCATCAGGATTATTCCGTTGAAGCATTAACCACATAGCCTCTACAAAGTCCTTAGCGTGTCCCCAATCACGCTTTGCATTTAGATTACCCAATCTAAGAATAGATTGCTTTTTATCTTGAATTGCCTTAAGACCTCTTGTAATCTTACGAGTAACAAATGTCTCACCCCTGCGAGGAGATTCGTGATTAAAAAGAATCCCCGTACAAGCATAAAGTCCATATGCCTCACGATAGTTTTTAGTAATCCAATAACCATACACTTTAGCACAACCATATGGTGAACGAGGATAAAAAGGAGTTGTCTCTTTCTGAGGAATCTCCTGAACTTTACCAAACATCTCTGAAGTGGATGCCTGATAGATTCTAGTTTTTTCTTCCATACCAAGAAGACGAACTGCCTCAAGAACACGAAGTGTTCCTAAACCATCGACCATACCCGTATATTCAGGCATCTCAAAAGATACCTTTACGTGACTCTGTGCCCCTAGATTATAAATCTCATCAGGTTGAACTTGCTGAATGACTCTTACAAGATTGGTAGAATCAGTAAGGTCACCGTAATGGAGAGTAATAGAATCATAGATATGGTCAATGCGATGAGTATTAATAAGGGATGCTCTTCGGACAATGCCATGAACTTTATAACCCTTTTCAAGTAATAATTCTGCGAGATACGACCCATCTTGTCCTGTAATTCCAGTAATTAAAGCAACTTTCATATAACAATGATCAGTATACTCATTATATCAAACTATTTGGAATTACGCAACTTAGTTATAGTGGCAATTTGTTACCTTTAAACTTCGCAGTTAAAAATGGATATTGATTTAATACATCCAAAAGACTTTCAATTTTATGTTCCATAGACGCAACTTGTTTCTCAAGTTCATGTATTCTCAATTCTTGACTTTTTGGTTTTAGTGTTGGAATTGATTTTGGAGCAATTTTTGGAGCAATCTCTGGTTGAGGTTTTGGCAAAGTTTGCGAAGAATTAACAGTCTCACCTTTAAGTCTTTGGGTAAAGGTTTTTCTTGGCATTTTACTATCTTGGTATTATTTTTATTTAGATATTAGAACTAGACACAAAAAAAGAGGAGTCTTATCAACTCCCCCCAATCGAACAATTCAGGCTCGCCACCAATTCTTTAACTGGAAATTGGAAACCAGGCGGGAGTTATCCCATCCGCACCACTTACTTTTAGGAAGTAAGAAACCTATTTTGAACTTACAAATGAATTAATTTTATCTGCAAGTTTCTCAATTTCGGCATAACTTGGAAACTCTGGATAATCCATTTTAACCGAATTCTCTTTGTTCCATTCATATGCCGTACTATATTTGCATTGATATTCGTCTTGCGCCAATGCATTTGCTTGTTTAAAAATTTCAAAGCGAAGTTCATAAGGTGTCATAGGTATTCTCCTAATTTGTGTGTTGTGTTATATTGGGTCAAATTTGACTCCACCAGTGCTTTTAAAGTCTCTCCGTGACTAAAGGGGGGTTCCCGACCAGTGCTGTTATAGACCATCCGTGTCTTCATCATCATCTTTAATATAACAAGGAACCGTATCTGGGTCTAACCACTTTGTATATTCAAAGTCTTCAATAGAAAGAAAAAATTGATCCTCGTTATCACAAAGATACATATCACGATATCGTCCAGTGTAAGAATCAACTTTTTGAATCCTACAATCAGGTTTACCGTTAATTTCTAATGTACCAACTTGAACATAACGATAAGGAAATCTTTCCATAATAACAGTTGGTTTCCTAATCACTTTCATCAAGCAACCTCAACTGTTTCAAGATCAGCAAGAACATATTCCATAAGCATTTCGTAGTCATCAAGAGGATCACCAGAGAATACTACACCTTCGTTTTCATAGTAGCGGCGAACCTTTTTGTAGAGTTTCGGATTCTTTACATCAAGGTAGAAATCACCATTTGCTGCACCACGAAGGGTTTGAACGTCTTTCTTAAATTTTGAAGTGAGAGTCATTGTTTTGAATGTTGACCTGACTATTATAAGGGTTTGACAGGGGTTCTGTCAAGTGCTGGTTGTGGGGATCGAACCCACCTCACATCGATTATGAGTCGATTGCATTCGCCAGATTGCTAAACCAGCAAGGTAGGACTGCGGAGAATTGAACTCCGTTCACACCGTTATAAGCAGTGGGCTTTAACCAATAAGCAACAGTCCCAGGATTAAGATGCTTCGTTGTTCTGTTCAGTATACATGCGTATGAGTTCATCATCCGCAGGAACCATTACCGCTCTTTCACCTGTTTCTATATTTTCTATACCTATCGTCTCACCATTTTCTACTCTTTCCAGAAGAGCGTCCCAATTCTCTTGCCAGTATTCCACCGAATAAAAATTCATAGTTGACATATTTAGACATCGGGGTGACAGGATTCGAACCTACGACTTCTGCTTCCCAAAAGCAGCGCTCTACCAAACTGAGCTACGCCCCGTGGAGCCACAAGTCGGACTTGAACCGACGACCTACGGTTTACAAAACCGTTGCTCTATCCAGCTGAGCTATAGTGGCAGACGTGTATTATACACGATTATTTAGTTATTGTCCAGAAGGACATGGGGGATGTGGGGATTGAACCCACCTCAGCCGAATTATGAGTTCGGTGCATTCACCAGATTGCTAATCCCCCTGGTAGGAATGTCGGGAATTGAACCCGATTGACTCCGTTATAAGCAGAGCGCATTAACCAATATGCGACATTCCCTCAGGATGCTTCGTTGTGTTCTGTGTATATGCGTATGAGTTCATCATCCGCTGGTATCATTACTGCTCTCTCGCCTGTTATTATATTCTCTACACCTATTGTCTCACCATTTTCTACTCTGTCCAGAAGAGTGTCCCAATTCTCTTGCCAGTATTCCACTGAATAAAAATCCATAGTTGACATATTTAGACATCGGGGTGATAGGATTCGAACCTACGGCCCCTGCTTCCCAAAAGCAGTGCTCTACCAAGCTGAGCTACACCCCGTGACAGAAATAATTATAACACTACTTATGATTCCTGTCAAACGGTTCCCAATGTTGCCAGTTATACTTATGAATTGCCCAAATACCTATGATAGGAACGCAAATCAATAAGTAACATAATATCCCCAATACAATCTGATTATTGAGTGCCGATGCTATAAAGTGTGCCATTATGGATTAGAAGGGTCAATACCAAGTTCTTTTAAATAATCAATCCACCATTGTGGGTCTTCCTTTGAATTCCAATCAGGAACTTCCATTCCTCTTTCAGAATAATACTCTAAAAGAGCATCATTTATAGTCTGTGCGACTTCCATATTCCTCTTCCTCTTCATCAAGGTCTGCATATGCATTTGCCACATAAGGTCCGTGTGGGCGTTTGGAATCTTCTCTGACATATTTTTGTTCTGAGTTGATTGCGGATAACCATACAGCAGTCTTCATCACTATGTAGATTACGAGTAATGGCGTGAAGCAAAGTAACAATCTAAACATCGTCATCTTCCTCCCAATATCCGTCAAATGGTTCTTGTAAGAGTTCTCTGTGCTTTAAAAATCTCATTGCTTGTCGCAAGAGTTTTTCATCTTCTTCTGTAAATTGCTCCTCAGAATTCATTTGTCTTTAAGTAATTCTTCTACTATTCGTCTAGTATCTTCCAATTTCTTTTGCTCCCTAGCACAATGCTTATATCCATTCTTACCCATATAAATCATTGTTCCTTGATAAAACATTGTTGCCGCAAAAATTAGAAGAAAAATAATTCCAATTATTTCAGTGTAATGTTGAGCCATGGTAATAAAGGTGGTATAACTCCTATGAGCCTGAGGAGACCTTCAGCAAAAAGAGCAAGAACGACCCAACCAACACACATAGAAATAATTGAAGCATTACGATTGTGTCTACGAATTGCATCATCAATCATCTCCTGGCATTCTTGTTTTGTTATGAGTTTGTCATCAGTCATTTGGAAAATCTTCTTCGAGTTCGGTAAGTCTCTTCTTCCATGTTACTCCACCTTCCATTCCTTTACATGGATTTATGCAGGTTTCATCACCATTATTGTTACAAACTAGTCCAGCAAGATCTAACTCATTTCCCTTTTTTCCAGTTCCAGTCCAATAATGTTCTCCATCAATCCAGACAGCACCACACTTAGGGCATTCTTTTCTTTCAATAGAAAGATCAGAAACTTCTCTACTGTCCATCGTCGTACTCCTTAAGAAACTTCTCAAAATTGGTCGTATCCTTAACAAGTTGCCTCTTAAGTTTCCAACCCATCCACTTCATCTGAATTTTTACAAACGCATATCGGATTTGTAAATCGGCATAGATGACGAGCTTCATAGTCTCATCATAACCAGCAAAAGCAACTAATGCAACTATTGTTAGCATTAGAAGATAAAACCCTGCCATTCTACATTCCCATATAGTTTTATGTAGACAATAAACCATTTCTTAAGATTTTATTGTCTTGATTTATACAAAACGGAAAGGGTGGGATTCGAACCCACGGAAGCTTGCACTTCGCCAGTTTTCAAGACTGGAGCCTTCAACCACTCGACCACCTTTCCAATATTAAGATCAACGAACTTCGAAGTCTAACCTACGAACTTTACGTTGTCTTCTTGCCTCTTGCCAGGCAATATCTTGAGAAGTCAGAACATTCTTTTGTTCTTTCTGTGTAGAGTTTACCATAACTACCCTACTTAAGTCAAGAGCTGAAACACTGCCATCTTTGACAGTCATCATATTTGAGCAACC